GACAAGTATGTCGCTAAGTCTTGGCGTCCAGTAGAAGCTAGTTTGGTGTCTATCCCAGCGGATGTCTCCGTTGGTGTTGGGCGGTCAAGCGAGCCTACACCCGAAACCGTAACCGTAACTGTTAAAGAGGAAACTCCCATGACAAATGAAGTAGATGTTGCGGCAATCGAGTTAGAAGCTCGTAAAGCCGCTCAGAAAGACGCAGCTCAGATCGTTGAGCTTGGTGCTCGTCACAATCAGTCAGAAATGGCCAAGCGAGCAATCGCTGAAGGTCGCTCTGTAGCTGAGTTCCGTGGCGAATTGTTGGATGTAATCGGTTCAGAGCGTGCTCTTGAGTCGCAGGACATCGGCATGACGCAGAAAGAACTCAAGAAGTTCTCTCTCGTTCGCGCTATTCACGCTCTAGCTAACCCAACTGACCGTCGCGCTCAAGAAGCTGCCGCATTCGAATTCGAGTGTTCAGAAGCTGCTTCTAATGAGTTCGGTCGTGCCGCTCAAGGCATCATGCTCCCAACAGACGTTATGCGTACTTGGAAGCGTGACCTTAACTCAGCGGATGAAGCAGATTTGTTTGGCGAAGATTATCGCGGAGCAGACTTCATCGACGTACTGCGTAACGCTTCTAGCGTAATGCAGGCGGGTGCACGTACCTTGAACGGTCTGTCAGGCGACGTTCGTATCCCTAAGAAGACAGCGGCTGCATCAGCGGCATGGATTGCTTCTGAAGGTGGTGCGGCGAGTGAATCAGAAATGACTGTCGGCAACATCGCGATGACACCTAAGACACTTGGTGCATTCACCGATGTAACTCGTCAGCTCATGATTCAGTCAAGCATGGACGTAGAAGCTCTTATCCGTGATGATCTTGCTACAGCGATCGCTCTTGCGATTGACTTAGCTGGTCTTGAAGGATCAGGCTCAAGCGGCCAGCCTACTGGTATCTTGAACACGTCTGGCATCAACAGCGTAACTAACTTTGCTGCTGCTAACCCAACCTTCGCTGAAGTAGTCACTCTTGAGACTGCACTTGCAGAAGACAACGCATTGATGGGCAACCTTGCTTACATCTTGCCAGCGTCTATGTACGGTGCTCTGAAGACTACTGAGAAGGCTTCTGGAACTGCACAGTTCGTAGTTGAGCCTGGTGGCACTATCAACGGCTATCGTTCGATTGTTTCCAACCAGTGCACTGCTGGAAATCTCTACATGGGTAATTTTGCTGATTTACTCGTTGGATTTTTTGGTGGCCTCGACCTCGTCGTGGACCCATATACGGCATCAACTACTGGTACTGTACGAGTGGTTGCATTGCAGTCTATGGACGTTGCGGTACGTCACGCTGTTAGCTTCGCAGTTGGTAACGACGGAGCATAAGTCTAGTAGCCCGCCCTTCGGGGCGGGTTTTCTCTAAGGAGGATGTATGAAGTACGAAGTAGTCAAAGGTTGTGTGATACGAGGCGTTAGCCACAAGGTAGGAGATACCGTTGAGGTCGATGACAAGCTTGCAGAGTCTCTCATGGGTATTGGCCGTCTTGTCCCAGCATCTGAGTCAACGACGACCAATCGTGCTGTTGGCGTAGAAGGCTCCGAAGATAAGCCAAAGAAGCGGGCTCCCCGCAAGCCGAAGGCTAAGTAAAGCTAATGGTTGAAACGAATGATTTTCGCACCATACTGCTCGCAGATTTTGGTGTCGATGTTGCGCTTACTATTGCCGCCTCAGGCTCAAAGACGATTAAGGCGATCTTTGACTCTGCGCATGAGCTCGCAGATGTGGGCGGCACGGTAAGCTATTCTGTCGTTCAACCACGGTTCACCTGCAAGACTAGCGACGTGACGGGACTGGCCGAGGACGATACCGCGGTTATTGACAGCGTCACATACAAAGTAAAGGTGATCATGCCCGATGGGACAGGAATCACTGAAGTACTGCTAGAGAAGCAATAATGACCCATATACGAAACGCGATTAGAGACGACATTACGACGACCCTGACAGGTCTGAGCACTACAGGCTCTAACGTGTATCAAACAAGAATTTATCCACTGGCGGATAATAAGCTCCCTGGATTGGCTATCTATACGATGTCGGAAGAAACCGAATACCAATCCATAAGTCCGCCAAGAACGCTGCAAAGGAAGCTAGATGTCGTCGTAGAGGCATACGTAAAAGCCGTTTCCGATTATGATGACACACTAGATACTATCTGCGCGGAGGTGGAGGCAGCTCTCTACACAGATCTGAGCCGTGGTGGTTACGCTTTCGACACTCGTGTTGTTGGCTTCTCTGCTGATATATCGGATCAAGGTGATCAGCCCATGATACTTGGGAGGTTGACCGTAGAGATTCAGTACTCTGCGACTGAAGGTAGCCCCACAATATAGGCTAGGTTAAAATTAACTTATTAATCTCTTAGGAGAAGATGATGGCAACATTTTTAGGGAAAGAAGGCGCAGTTTATCTGGGCAATGAGGCGGACCAGGTCTTAGAGGTTCGAGATTTTAGTTTAGAGAGCAGCAGTGAGACGGTTAACACTACCGTTATGGGCGATACGTTCATGACTCATTCTGCGACTCAGAAGTCATGGACAGCAAGTGTTAACTGCTACTACGACTCAGGCAACACGTCAGGTCAGCTGGCTATGGATGAGGGCGCTGAAGTGCGTGTAAATCTATATCCAGAAGGAAAGACTACGGGTCTGACGTATTATTACGGCACTGTAATCATTACATCTGTAAGCCGTAGTGCGTCATTTGATGGCTTGGTTGAGATCTCATTCAGTGGTCAAGGTACTGGCACACTGGCTGAAGGCACTGCTGCGTAATGTCTAAACTCATTGACGTTGCGGTTTCGCACTTCAGTAATAGAGAGATTAGAGAGTTATACGTTCCTGAGTGGGGTGTAACTCTCTATTCCAAGAATCTATCACTGGATGATAAAGCTCGATGGATGCGTCGATCAGATGACGATACTACTAATTATTTGGTGTATGCGGTCATCTACGGCGTAACAGATGAGAAGGGTGAAGCTGTCTTCGATGTGGGGGACAAGGTCAAGCTTAGAAACCATGTGGACCCTGATGTTTTATCGCGTGTCGCTAACTTCGTATTGGAGTCAAGCGCCTCTAATGAAGAGGAACGCGAAAAAAACTAATAGATGGCCAAGGAGAGCTAACTGAGCTTTACATGATGTATCAGCTTGCAGAGCACCTTGGTCAACCACTCTCAACAATTCTGAGCATGACCGTCGATGAATTTAGTCATTGGTTCACGTATCTTAAGATCAAGAACCAAAAGATAAAGGAAAGCTCAGATGGCAAATGAAGTCGTTACAGTTGCGCGGTTATCCGCGAGAGATGACACGACACGCGCTTTCCGAAGCGTTCAGAACAACATGCAGGCTACGCGAAAGCAAAGCCAAGCACTGAATCAACAGTTCCGTTTTATGCGGGGCGGCATGGGGCAAGTCGGTCACCAGGTCCAGGATATTGCGGTTCAGCTCCAGATGGGAACCAACGCAATGATCGTATTCGGTCAGCAGGGTTCTCAGATTGCGTCTTTATTCGGCCCGCAGGGCGCCATGATTGGTGCTGTGCTGGCTGTTGGTGCGGCAATAGCCGTAGCATTTTCTAGAGACGCAAAGAAAGGAGAGGATGCCTTAAAAGATCT